GCCATTGAGGCGATCTCTGTTTCTCTTGTTGGTTATTTCTCGGCACTGGAACCGAACATTCACAACTCTATTGCAAATTCGGTTCACAAAAATGAAAAGCCTGTCGTGTATGACTCGGTAAAAGTATACATGAAGTGCGGTTACAATCACGCCAGTGCAGATTATCTATATCTCTTCGATGGTGAAGCTTGGTTCTACGCTACTCGGACCAAAGCAGACCGTCGGTTTGAAGAAGTTCAGATGAATCTCTGATTGACATTTCATTTTAAATGGTTTATACTGATTCTATCAGGTGAAAGGAACCGATCATGACTACGTATACCTTCGACGAATCCATTGTTTCAGACCTTCACAAAGATGCTCGCGGTTATCGGCCGATTGCCGGCTGGTGGCAGATGTGGAATGCCCTCGGTGATGCTGAAAAGCAGAACGTCTGGGACGATCTCTGTGCAGAACACTCTGCTGAGATGGATCGTGAGCGTCATGCTCAAAACATGGCTTCAATTGCATTGCACCAGCGCATCCAAGGCGTCATGCTTCTTGGTGCTAAGGACGAAGTACAAGCTCTGAAGTGGATCATGGAAGCTGAAGAGTTCAGTGACTTTGATCTTCAGTACGGTCCTAGCTACTTCTGTTTTCACTTTGGTCTCAGCTATAGAGCCGAAAAAGAGTTTCCAATCCAAGAAGCTATCAACGAAATGCTTGTGGAAGTTGTGTGATATTGCTCGATTAGGAGATATAATTGACTAAGGCTCGCTTTGACATTACCGCAATTATCTATGATAAACGTGGCAAAGTTCTTTCGATTGGAAAGAATAGTTATGTTAAGACTCACCCACTTCAAAATCATCATGCGTGCAAGGTCGGACTTCCTGACAAACAGTTCTTGCACGCGGAAATTCACGCTATTGCACTCTGCAAGAAACTTGATAAAGCACATAGGATTGTGGTGATGCGGTTCGACAAGAGTGGTAAAGAAAAGAATGCAACTCCTTGCCCTGTTTGCGAAAGCGCAATCAATACGGTCGGTATCAAGATCGTTGAACACACTTAAAATTGTTGACATTTCATTTTAAATGGTTTATACTGATTCTGTAAGGTAGAAAAGGAACCTCAAATGAAAACTATCGAAGTTGTCTTTCGCGAAGCAGACGTTGCCGGTAAAGCCGCTGTAGAAAAACTCGAAGTTGTACCGATGATCGTCGGTCAAGAAACTTCGCTCTTCTCCAATAAGATCGATTACTCAAAGCAGACATATTATGTCGCAGACGGAGTTTGCGGGTTTGCTTGGGTCGATGTTTACCCTGCAAATAAGGGTAACACAAAGGCTGGTAAAGAAGAGCGCAAGTTGCTCGAACGCTTCGGCTTCCGTAAGAATGATTACGAAAAAACCCATCAACTTTGGGTTTCTGCTTATAACCAGTCAATGCAGAAAAAGGAATCCTACGCTCGAGCCTTTGCTGAAGTTCTTCGCGCGAATGGTTTCAAAGCTTATGCTGGTTCGCGGCTCGACTAATGGTTAGGATCGTATCGAAATCAATCAATACGAATGGACACCAGTTCATTGGGTACGTCTGGAAGTTTCGTGGATGTCAAGTAGAGATGCATACGGATGGCTTTTCTTGTAACTGCAAGAAGCGTCACTTCGCAAAGTGCAATCACGTAAAGAGCGTAGAGCTTGGCATTCTAGGTGTAAATCAGATTAAGTATAAACTATAAAGGAAACATCATGTTCACAACTATCGTTGCATGGATCGCATTTGTTGTTGGATCCTTTTTTATCTTCATTGCGCTATTGGACAGCATTTTTCAGTTTACAGTAAGTGACTTTCAGCGTAGAATGAAAATACGTAAGCATTATTTCACTGGGCGGATGGCATTCATTCTCATTGCCTGGTTCTTGTCAGGAATGCATCTTTTTGGATAAATCATCATGAATCTTTTTATTTTGGATAAAGACCCAGTTATCGCAGCCCAACTGCAGTGTGATAAGCACGTAGTCAAAATGATCGTGGAGTCGGCACAGATGTTGTCGACTGCCCATCGTATGCTTGACGGCGTTCTTAAACGTGCGCCATCGAAGTCAGGTAAGACAATGTCAAAACATTGGACTCTTCCTGATGAGCGCGAACATATTCTATACAAAGCAGTTCACATGGCGCACCCTTGTACCGTATGGACTACTCAGTCGAATAACAACTACACTTGGCACTGGGTTCACTTCGCTGCTCTCTGCGACGAGTACACCTATCGTTATGGCAAGGTTCATTCGACTGACAAACTTCTTCGCGAAAAGCTGAAGGAACTACCACGAAACATTCCTATCGGATATCTAACTCAGCAGCCGCTCGCAATGAAAGCTAATCCTGAGTGCATGTTCCCTAACGATCCTGTTCGTTCTTATCGAGAGTTCTATCAGACGAAACAAGCAAGGTTCAAAATGGTATGGACTAAACGTGATATCCCTGATTGGTTTACTTTCACTATTCTCTAGTTGACACATCAATTTGCTTCAATTGTGAAGTTTACGACGGCCTTCAAGGTGGAGTTAAATTAATCTCATGAAATATCTAATCGTAGAAAAAAATCGTGGCCTATTCTTGGGTGCTTATAGGAATAACTTTTTATTTGCTAGACACTGCGTCTTTCCTATTCTCAGAGCACCAAGCTTCAGTACAGAGGAAGATGCAGAATATTATATAGAAAATTACTTGAAGATGGATGAACGTGATTACGGCATCATTCAAGTAGAAACAAAGGATAAGTACGTTAGTATTATTGATATAATTAAGGCTGGTTATGAAGAATATACGCATAATCTTATAGATTTTCTTCCTATGGATTCTGAGGCAATTCACTAATCTATAATAATTTTTTCAAAAAAATAGTTGACATATCGTGAGAATCAGTTTATATTCAAAATATAAACAATGCAAACCTCGAAAGGAACTTTACTATGGCACATATGATTGAAATGATCGACGGTCAAGCTCAAATGGCCTATCGCAAATCCGCCGGTCTTCCCTGGCATTCTTTGGGTGTTCCGGTCGGTGACGACATGACTCCGGAACAAATGATGAAAGCTGCTGGACTTGATTGGACTGTCAGCAAGGTTGACACTTTCTTTGAGTTTAACGATAAGAAAGTCAAAACCGGTATGCAGGCTCTGATCCGCGATACTGACGGAAAGATCCTGACTCAAGTCGGCAAAGGCTGGAATCCTGTTCAAAATAAAGACGCTTTTGAATTCTTCACCGATTTCGTCCAAAAAGGTGACATGGTCATGGATACCGCCGGTTCTCTCAAAGACGGCCGGATCGTCTGGGCTCTTGCTGATGTCCGCGATGGCTTCACGCTGTTCGGTGGGGATGAAGTCAAAGGTTACCTGCTGTTTTCCAACCCTCACCTTTACGGTAACTCGATTGATGTAAAGTTTGTTTTGACTCGCGTTGTCTGCAATAACACCATTGCAGTTGCGTTGAATGAAAAGGGACAACCTTCAGTTCGTGTTAATCATCGGTCGCAGTTTGATGCTGATCGTGTCAAAGAAATTCTCGGTCTGTCTCATCGTAAGGTTGAAAAGTTCAAGGATGCTGCAGAGTTCCTTGGCTCCAAAACCTACAAGAAGTCCGATCTGGAAACTTACTTCGGTAATGTTTTTGGTCGCTCTGCTAAGGAAGACAAAGAACTTTCCCGCACCGCAGAGGAAGCTATCGCGTTGGTTGAAAATCAACCGGGTGCTGATTTCCGTCCAGGTACTTTCTGGAATATGTTTAATGCCGTGACCTACATGACTGACCACGAGCTGGGACGGTCGGCTGATACGCGTCTGACTTCCGCTTGGTTCGGCGGTAACGCAAAGCGCAAGGTCAATGCGCTAAATCTCGCAGTTGAGATGGCAACTGCCGCATAAATTTTACTGAGGACGGCGGCCCCAATACCAACTTCCGTCCTCTCTATATATTCTATATCTAAATTTAGCTTTTTCAGACATTTTTGCTCTACTTTCTGGTTTCTTAGCTGGATTTGCATCACCTTTAGGATGTGGTAAATATTTACCACAGATATCATAAAACCCAGATTCTCTTTTTGATTTTGACATATTGATTGAATTTCTTTTAACTCGAGGATCCGCGGAAGTCAAACCTTTATTCCAAGCCCCGCCTTGCCCATATTCTTCCATAATATTAGCCCACTCTTTTGACTTAACAATATTGAATATCTTGCTAAAAAATAGACCAGTTTCTTTTAATTCTTCTTTATCTTCTGTTGCCAAAAGTATTTCTGTGGTATAATCAATCCCATGAACTTTTAAGTGTTTTGTCCAGTATAAACCAGAACCTGCGTATTTGTGCGGATCTTTAGAATTTGTTTTACCTAGATATTTTAAACCAGTTTTATTGTGTGTTTTAACATATAAATATATCATTACTGGAAACTCCTTCTTGTTTTCTAGAGTAGGTGGGATAATCGCCAAACCGTCCGCGACCTACACTTTTATTTATAACAAAATTATTGACAAATTTAGAATTTGTATTAATATTTACTAATGCAGTAATTTTTGAAAGAAAATGATGGAAACCGAAAATAAAAATAGTCAATCATTCTTTTACGCGAATGCCTTTATTCAACTTTGCGCGATTTTTGCGTTTCAGCAATTCGGAATTGTTTGGCCTCTATACGTTATAATTGTAATGCTTTCTACTTTAATCGCAATGCAAACAATAGCTGCTGCGGGCGCATTTTCACAAATAGTACCAGAAAAGAAGGTTTCAACAAGACCGAGTACTGGAATTAATATCTTGGTTTCTGTATTATACATGATTTCATGTTATCACGTTTATATTATCGGGTTTGTGGGTTTTGCTTGGATTGCTGCATCACACTCGGTAATCCATTTTTTCACTAATATTCTAGGAGCAATGAAATAATGACAGCAGTTCTGTACATTCTGATGAGAAACGATCTCGCATCAATGAACCCCGGTAAGGCTATGGCACAGGCAAGTCATGCTTCAAATGCCTTTGTTTATCACTTTCATGCTTATGCACAGAAATACAATTCAACAATAGTACACGAAGGAATTGAAACTGCGACCATGAATGGATTTAACGAGTGGGAAAATTCTACACATCAAGGGTTTGGAACCGTTCTGACCCTCGAAGCCAGAATGGCTGATATTACCCCTGTTGTTTCTATTTTCAAAGGTATGGGATATGTGGCTGGGGTCGTGCACGACCCTACGTATCCAATTGTTGATGGTGATGTAGTTCATCATATTCCGCTGGATACTTGTGCGTATGTCTTTGTTCCGAATAAAGAAAAGGATGAATTTGCAAGTATGATGCTGAAAAGATTCCCCCTACATAGATGAAACAGTGTAAGAGTAACTATAAATTATATCTATCATATATTAAAAGTATTCTTAGAGTAATTGCGTTCGGTGGTCTTGCATTTGGATTTATTGCTGCACATATAACAGCAGGATTGTTATTACTTGCCGAATTGATACGAATTGCAGAGGAGCGGAAGTGAAGATTACTGATTATAATTATATTGGTAGCGCAATCGGAAACGCATACTTTAGTGGCGTTTCCTTCAATGAACTCTGGAATTGTGTCACTATGTGCGATACACCGGACGAATTGGATGCTGCAATTTCTGCAACAATTAGATTAAAGGAGATTTCGCAAAAGAATGAGAATTGAAAATGATGTGAAGCTCGACTATAAAGATGTATTAATTCGTCCAAAGCGAAGTACACTTGGAAGTCGCAGCGAAGTAGATCTAGAACGAAAATTTACATTTAGAAATTATCAGCCAGGATTCCCAGAAAACATAGCACTTCAACATTATCGTGGTATTCCAATTATGGCTGCTAACATGGATGGTGTTGGTACAATTGAGATGGCAGACGTGTTGGCAAAGGCAGGCCTATTTACTTGTCTTGTTAAAACATACACGGTGCAAGAACTTATAGATTTCTTTAAAGGTGCAAATCGTACAGAATATGTTGCTATGAGCATTGGTATTAGTAATGTTGATTATGATAAATTCTGCAAAGTATATCTTTCTGTAGGTGCTTGCCTAAAATATCTTTGCATTGATGTAGCCAATGGTTATACGGAAACATTCGTAAATCACGTTCGGAATATTCGTGAAAGATATCCACAACTTGTAATCATCGCTGGTAATGTAGTAACTGGTGAAATGACGGAGGAACTTATTCTTGCTGGAGCAGACATCATTAAAGTTGGGATTGGTCAGGGCTCAGTCTGCACAACAAGATTGGTTGCAGGTGTCGGGGTTCCGCAACTATCCGCAGTCATCGAGTGTGCTGATGCTGCTCATGGTCTCG